TCTTAACCCAGTTGGTGCTGGTGGTTCTAACCTAGACTACAACGTTGGTCAAGGTATGACAACCAACGAGGCAGAAGGTCTAGATGGTCAAGGCGATTTTGCCTTCAACCAGATGGCATTCTCCATCGAGAAAGTAACAGTTACTGCGAAATCTCGTGCGTTGAAAGCTGAGTACTCACTAGAACTTGCTCAAGACTTGAAAGCAATTCATGGATTGAATGCAGAGGCAGAACTTGCCAACATTCTTTCTACTGAAATCCTTGCTGAAATCAATAGAGAAGTTATTCGTACTATCTACAAGACTGCAGAACAGGGTGCTGTTCAGAACGTCGCAACCGCAGGTCAATTCGACTTAGACATTGACTCAAACGGTAGATGGTCAGTTGAGAAGTTCAAAGGTCTACTATTCCAGATCGAGAGAGATGCAAACGCTATTGCACAAAGAACTCGTCGTGGAAAGGGTAACGTAATCCTCTGCTCTGCAGACGTTGCTTCTGCTCTAACAATGGCTGGTGTACTTGACTACACACCTGCTCTTAATGCTAACCTTAACGTTGATGATGCTGGCAACACATTCGCTGGTACATTACAAGGTAAGTACAAAGTCTACATTGACCCATATGCTGCTAACTTAGTTGGCACTGGTGGTCCTCAAGGTGGTAACCAGTACTACGTTGTTGGTTATAAGGGAACATCTCCTTATGACGCTGGATTGTTCTATTGCCCATACGTTCCTCTACAGATGGTTCGTAGTGTTGGTCAGGACTCCTTCCAACCACGTATCGGATTTAAGACTCGTTACGGAATGGTCGCAAACCCATTTGCTCAAGGTACAACTGCTGCTCTTGGTGCTCTTACCGTTAACGCTAACCGTTACTACAGACGTGTTTCTGTTAAGAACCTCATGTAAGCGAGATGCTTATATTTTCAAGAGACCTCCTGCTTGCAGGGGGTCTTTTTTTGTCTAAATACTTAAAAAGTATTTTATAATGGCGAAAAGGAAACCACCAGCAGAAAGACCAGGTACTCCAATAGAAAATAGAAATTTTCTCTCACCAGTTGGGTTTAAATTTGCATTAAAAAGGAGTCCTGCTGCTGCTTTTTTCTGCAATCAAGCAAACATTCCAGCGATTGATTTAGGGGTAGCAGAACAACCAAGTTACTTCAAGAATATACCTTTACCTGGTGATAAACTAGAATTTGGTGACCTTCAATTAAGATTCCTTGTAGATGAGGATCTTGTTAATTATATGGAGATTCAAAACTGGATGAGAGGATTGGGATTCCCAGAAGAATTAAACCAATATAAGGAGTTAAAGGATCAAAATATTTTAGGTCCAATGGGTAAATCAACTGATGATGTTACGTCAGATGGAACTCTTCAGATTCTAAGTAGCAATCTTGTACCAAAATTTCAAGTAGTCTTTGAGGATTTATTTCCTTATAGTCTTTCTACTGTAACATTCGATGCAACCGATACGGATATAGAGTACTTTACAGCAGACGTATCTTTCAAGTATACTATATACAACCTAACTGATTTGGAAAATAACATTTTATGAGCGTAACTCTTGATAAACTTCAGGAGATGTGGGAAAAAGATGCAAAGATCGATAGAGATAATCTACACGAAGAATCATTGAACGTCCCCTCTCTTCATGCAAAATACTTTGAACTTTATAATACTATCTTCCTATTAAGAAAGAAAGCAGAGCAACAAAGAAAAAACATCCGTCATGAACGGTATGAGTACTTTAGCGGGAAAGCAGACCCAGATGTATATGTAGCAAATCCCTTTCCAAAGAAAATAAGGGATAAGGATACTATGCAAAAGTATTTGGATGCAGATGAGAAACTTTCAAATACATCATTAAAGATAGATTATTATGATACGATGTTAGTCTACTTAGAAAGTATTCTTAAAGTTATACAGAATAGAACGTATCAGATCAAAAATGCTATAGAATTTATGAGATTTAATTCGGGATTAGGATAAGTGTGGGCATCAATCAGGTAGGGGTATTTGGTTGAGTAAGTCCCACACCTAAATATTAATACCCCTACCAAAAGAATAATGGATTGCTCATTATTAAACGAAGCTTTTAATTGTAATGGACCAGAGTGGATAGACGATAGTAATATTAAACCTATTAGTAAAGGATGGAAACATCATCCTTCAACCATAGAATTGATACGCAAATCTAATAAAGGAATAAGTCAATCCTGTAGAGATGCACATAAGAAAAGAAGAGAAAATAATATGTGGAAGGTTTGGAATAAAGGAGTAATGGGAGCAGGAAAAGGATTAGGAGTAAAAAGAGTAGAATATCGTGGCATGGAGTTCCCTTCAATGACTTCTGCTGCAGAATATTTTAATGTAACTGTATCAGCAGTATCTCAAAGGTGTGTTCGGATAGGACTTGACATAACTTCATAAATACCTGTAGATATATGGATATGAAGTGATTGATACTAGTGCTAATGTTATTATATCCAAGTCTAATGAAGTATTTTTAAGGATAGACTCAGAACCTCATATACAATATGAGTTAAGAGACCACTTCACGTTTGCTGTGGAGGGAGCAAAATTTATGCCCCAATATCGTAATAGGAATTGGAATGGAGAAATCCATCTATTCGATATGAGATCAAAGAAGATATATGTAGGGTTATTAGATAAGATAGTTTCCTTTTGCGAAAGACACGACTATACCTATAAGTTTGAAGATAATGATTACTATGGTGCTCCCTTTGAAGTAAATGAGGGAATATCATATGATGGTGTGAAAGATTATATGAGTTCTATTTGCAACCACTCTCCTCGCAAATACCAAATTGAGGGAGTATACGATGCTTTAAGGCATAATAGAAAGCTATTGATATCACCCACTGCTTCAGGCAAATCTTTGATGATTTACGCTCTTGTAAGGTATTATGTAGAGAAAGGACAAAAAATCCTTTTAGTTGTTCCAACGACATCGCTAGTAGAGCAGATGTATAAAGACTTTCTGGATTATGGTTGGGATGCTGAGTCATTTTGCCACCTAATATATGCTGGAAGAGAAAAGAGTAATGATTATCCTGTTACTATTACTACTTGGCAATCTGTATATAAATTAGAAAGATCCTTCTTTGAGGAGTACAATGTAGTTATAGGAGATGAAGCACATCTATTTAAGTCGAAGTCTTTAGTATCTATAATGACTAAACTTCACCATACTAAGTATAGATTTGGATTCACAGGAACCCTTGATGGAACTCAGACTCATAAGTGGGTACTAGAAGGATTGTTTGGTCCAGCATATAAAGTAACAAGAACTGATGAGTTAATGCAGCAAGGACATCTTTCTCAATTAGATATCCAATGTCTTGTCTTAAAACATTTACCAAAACTTTTTGAAACATATAATGATGAAATAGAATATCTTATCACTCATGAGAAGAGAAATAACTTTATTAAAAATTTAACATTAGATCTAAAAGGTAACACTCTTGTACTGTTTGCACGAGTAGAAGCACACGGTCAAGTCCTTTACGATTTAATAAATAATAATAAGAAAGATGATCGTAAAGTATTCTTTATTCATGGTGGTGTAGAAACTAGTGAGAGAGAACTTGTTAGAGAAATTACAGAGGAGGAATCAAATGCAATCATCATTGCGAGTTATGGTACTTTTAGTACTGGGATTAACATTAAGCGGCTGCACAACATCATCTTCGCCAGTCCCTCCAAGTCCAGGATTAGGAATCTCCAGTCCATCGGCAGGGTCTTAAGAAAGGGCAAGGATAAAGTAAAGGCAACTCTTTACGATATCGCAGATGATTGTACTAAAAATTCTAAAAGGAATTATACTCTTAATCATTTTATAGAAAGAATTAAAATCTACAATGAAGAAAATTTTAACTATGAAATTATAGCAATTAATTTAAAGAAATAATATGGAAGAAGACTTTTACGCAACTATAAAGTTCAAATCGGGTGAAGAAATATTCGCACGAGTTGCCGCTTCGGAAGAAGAGGATAGAACAATGCTTGTTATTCATAATCCTGTAATGATTGTTGAACTCAAATCAAGATCAGGAATGACTGCCTATAAAATAGAACCGTGGTTAAAAACTACTAAAGATGATATGTTTATAATCAATTTAGATGATGTAATTACTCTATCAGAATCATTTGATGTAGAAATGATGGTAATGCATCAACAATATGTTCACGACAACGACCTCGGCACACATAATTCTAATAAGATTAATAGAAGAATGGGTTACATATCTAGTGTAACTGATGCAAAAGAAATCTTAGAAAAAATATTTAAGAATAGTCCTAAAAAGACTTAGTATATAAGATATCCCTTCAAACCCCACAAAGGTATTCTACTTGGTTTTTATAACTTGTCAAGTCTTGATTTAAATGTTATACTATCTACATAGTAGTGGTAAAGACTTATGCCTATACAACCAGGTAAAACTATGGCAAGAAGAAAAAGATCTGAACACTATGTAAATAACAAAGAGTTCCTTGCTGCCTTAATAAGATATCGTGAAGATATAGAAATTACTTACATTAGGAAGTTTGGTGAACCTCCAAATAAAGAAGGTAGAGCATCTTCTTGGGATACTAAACCAGTGATACCAAGGTACATAGGTGAGTGTTTCTTAAAGATTGCAAATCATTTATCATTCAAACCAAACTTTGTTAATTATATGTTTAAGGAAGATATGATATCTGATGGAATAGAAAACTGTGTTCAATACATACACAATTTTAATCCAGAGAAATCCCAGAATCCTTTTGCATACTTTACACAA